CTTTTGCAACGCTTGGCAGATGGTGTTGCTTAATAGATTAAGTGGGAGGATAAAAGGTAGCACTCAGTATCTGCCGGGTGTCTTTATCCGTTATCTTCTGCAGCTGACGGAAGTAAAACTATCAGCTCACCTTCTGAGTGGTGAAATTATAGTTTTCACCTTTGAGATGGTGAATGACTAAGTGTAGCCAAAATGGTAAGGCACTCCGTTTGGGACGGAGATATTGCAGGTTCAAGTCCTGCCGCTTAGACCATGGTGGCATAGTTTAATGGCAGAACACTAGTTTTGTAATCTAGGGATACCAGTTCAATTCTGGTTGTCACCTCCAAAATTAATTTAAAAAGTTTTCAAAATACCCTTGACTTATTGTTGGTTGGGTGGTATAATTATAGTGTAGGAATAAAGTTTAATAGCCAGCTAGCTTCTATAGGGCGAAAGCGGTTACCATGAGCCGTTGCTGGCTTATTATTTTAATCATGGTAAATACTACATGGAGGTATTAAATTAATGTATAATTCTAAAAAAGTTTCAGATTCAGATGTTGAGTTGGTTTGGGAAGATTATAAGTCTATTTTTGAAGAATATTATGAGCCAAGAAAATTTACAGCAAAAAGAAAAGGGAGAATCAAACAAAGGCTTAAGGAATTTAGTAGATCTGAATTGAAAAAATCAATGCTCGCTATTGCTGACAATGATTATATGGTTGGGAATAATAAAGATAACAGATTTTATGCTAAACCAGAATATTGTTTTAGAAGTTATGAAAAGGTTGAAGAATGGTTAAATAAATTTGAAGAAAATAAAGAAGTTAAAGAGGAAGTTAAATATAAACAAAATGAAAGTTTTAATGAAATACAAAAAAATTATAAAGATGTAATTTATAATTTAAAAAGTTTAGATTATCAAGATTATTTAAAGACTAACCATTGGAAACATTTCGTTGAAGAGTGCAAAAAGTTTTTTAATAATAAATGCCAAATTTGCGGGGACAAAGAAAAATTGCAGGTTCATCATAACAACTATAAAAATAGAGGTAGAGAAACTTTTAATGATGTAGTTTTATTATGCAAAGATTGCCACTCAAAATTTCACAATGGTGGTGATCACCAATAATGAAAATATTAGATTTAAAGAAAATTAAAGAAGGTGAAACACCAACTAATCAATTTATAATTAGGAATAAAGACTTATCAGCTAATGCTAAAGTATTATATGCTATAATGAAAGCTATTCAATCACAGAATTTGTCAGCTGATAATGATGAGTTAGCTTATTTATTGCCAGCTAAAAAAGAGGAAGTGTTAGCAGCCAAAGAGGAATTAAGAGAAATTGGTGTGCTGAAAGCTGGTGTTATAATTGACTAAACAGATAGAATATGAAGAAAAGTGGAAAGCTAAAGGTTATACTAATATTAAAAACCCGGTGTTATTTGATGAATATTTAAGTACTAGAGCTAAGATAATTTATTTTCAGCTGTTAGCAAGGGATTTTAATGGTGATAAAATAAGTTATCCTAATCAAAATACCATTGCTGAAGAAAATGGTGTTACTCCTAAAACTATTCAGCGTACTATGAAAGAACTAGAGAAAGCTGGATTGATCGAAATTAAGCATAGATATAATAGTAGCAACTTATATATTATGAAGGATATAAGCGAGAGATATCCTCAATTTAAAGGTAAAAAAGAAGAGGTTGAAGTTGTAGATTATTATGCAGGTTTGAAATAAGACAAAAATGTCGCATATAACAGACAAATATGTCGGGTATGAGTGGACAAAAATGTCGGACTAATAACTAAAAGTGAATAACTAAAAGTTAATAAAGTATTAGTTGGACATTTAAGTCCTATTTCATACTTAGCAACATAATAAAACACAGACTAGTTGATTTAGGATTGGCACATTATAGTGAGGTGGATTAGATGCAAAAAATAATTAGAGATGATATTGCAAATTTAGATTATGTTAATTGCCCGAATAAAATTAAAATTTATACTGATAAAGGCAATTATAATCTTGGTGAAGCGGTAAATATAAGCAATAAATATTTATATCAAATTATAGCTTTTAGAGAAAAAGAAAATGTAGTTGAAATTATAGCTGAATTTGCTGGGAAATACAAAGTAAAACAAGAATACAGAGATTTAAATATTTCAGTAACTATTAATGGTGAAAAGATAGCTAAAGCCATTAGGCTGAATAAAGATAAAAATTATAAATAATTAATATAAGGAGTGATAACATTATAGAGTGAGGTGGATTAGATGCATGATAAAAGTAGTTTATTGAGATGTTTTAGATATGCAGATGAAAATAACATTGATCACATTTTAGTTGAAATTAAAATTGAAGATTATCCAAAAAAGGAAATAATATTAATTAAAAATGCTAACTTTGGAAAGAAAATCAGATATTATATTGAAAATTATACAGAAGAATTAAAACTTAAAAATAATAATGATATACAAATAGTTAATTTTTATTCATTTAATAAATGGAAGATTTTAGATTAACTCATAATTAATATAACATTACAAGGAGTGATACAATGATTTGCCGAGATTGTGGGAAAGATAATAGAAGTGGGAAAATTTATTGCGAGAAATGTAGTGGGCAACTTTTCAGAAGGCAGTTGCAAAGACACGCATAATTATTAGATGATATGATGTAAATTTAAGGATGTTTTCTTAATTGGAAGTGTCCCTTTCTATGCAATTTTTTAGAAAAGAGGTGGTGATATGGAATTATACACAAAAAAAGAAATTTTAGATGATAAACCTTCCAGCAGCCAAGTTTTTATTAGAAATGATGGTGGATTTAATAGTTTAAAAGAAGATTGCAAATACAAAATAGATAGTTATGTTGCTGAATTAGATATAATTTATTTAATAAAAGTTTAGAATTGAGGTGGTGATATGGGAAACAAAGCTCATAGAAAGATTTGCGGTGCTAAAGCTAAAAGCACAGGCGAAGAATGTAAGTTAGTTGCCGGATATGGAACTTCTCACTTAGGCGAAGGTAGATGTAAATATCACGGTGGTGCTTCAACTGGTCCGAAGCCAGAGAATATGAAGCAGAATAAAAACGCTGTTTCCACAGGCGAATATGAAACTATATGGATGGATACTTTAACAGATGAAGAACAGCAATTATTACCTAAAGTTAAGCATGAAGTTATAGATTTAATTGATGATGATATTAAGTTGATTGAGATTAGAATAAGAAGGATGATGCAGAGGATAGCTGATTTAGCTGATGTTGATTACGCTATTGTTGAAAAATCACATAAAGAAGGTATAACAGCAAAAGGCGAAGTAGATTACACTGTTACCAAAACAGAGGCTACACTTGACAAAATACAAAATATTGAAGAGGCATTAACTAGAGTGCAGGGCAAAAAGACTCAATTACTTAAGTTGAAATATCAAGTTGAGAATGATGAAGCTCCAGATAGTGTAGATGTAGATGTTTATATCGATGCGATTAGAGGTAGAAGTGAGGAAGTATGGGAGGGTGATGAATAATGGATATAGATGAATTAACTGTTGCTATTAAAACTTGTGATACACCGACAAAATTTATAATAACTAAGAATTCCAATAAAGGTGATATACTTTTTAATGATGAAGATTTAATTGCTGAAATAGACTTAACAGAAGATGAATGGATATGCCATAATGATTATAAAATACACGCATTTCAAGATGGCAAAGAGGTAACAGAAGGATAATATTATATAGTATATATACTATATAATAAAGTAGGTGGAATATGAGAAATAACAAAGCACAATTTAAGTTTCAACCTTTTTCAGATAAGCAAGTTAAACTACTTAGTTGGTGGATGGATAATTCACCACATTCTGATAAGGATATAGTTATTGCAGATGGTAGTATTAGAGCAGGTAAGACAGTTGGAATGATTTGTGGATTCATTGATTGGTCCATTGCTAATTTTGATAATCAAAACTTTATCATAGCGGGTAAGTCAATGGGAGCTTTAACAAAAAATGTGCTCAATCCTATGAAGAAAATATTAAATGCTAAAGGTTTAAAATTTAATCACATTCGATCAACCGAAGAGCCACGCATTGAAATTGGCACAAATTATTACTATTTATATGGAGCTAATAATGTTAGCAGCAAAGATACATTACAGGGATTAACAGCTGCTGGAAGTTTTGCGGATCAGGTGGAATTGTTTCCAGAAAACTTTGTTAATGAGATGGTGGCCCGATGCTCTGTTGAAGGGAGTAAGCATTGGTTTAATAGCAACCCTGATTCACCTTATCATTTCCTTAAAAAAGAATGGATAGATAAAGCTGAACAGAAGCACATATTACATTTACACTTTACAATGGAAGATAATTTAACTTTATCACAAAAAATTATTGATAGATACAAGAGAATGTATAGTGGTGTGTATTATGATAGATATATTAGAGGATTATGGGTCGTCGCAGAAGGATTGGTGTTTCCGTCCTTCTCAAAAGACAATGTAGTCGATAAAGTGCCAGATGATGTTAATATAGTTGAAGAGTATGTGGGCTGCGATTACGGAGCAGCTAATCCAACTGCATTCGGTCATATAGGCGTAGGTAGCGACAATAGGATGTATTTACTTAACACTTATTATCACAGCGGTAGAGAGGGAACTGACAAGGCTAACAGTCAGTATAGGAAAGACTTGCAAAACTTTATAATTAAGCACGATATTAATCCTAAATGGATATTTATTGACCCTTCAGCTAAAAGTTTCAGAGTTGAGTTATATCAGCATAGAGATGAGTTTCCTATTTTCAGAAAGATATATAAAGCTAATAATAGCGTTAATGAGGGAATAGAGAGAGTTAGCAACTTAATCACACTTAATAAATTTCAAGTGTTAAAGCATAATGATAAGGCTCAAGAGGAATTTCATTCTTATCGCTGGGATGAGAAAGCAGCTGCTAAAGGAAAAGATACTGTTATTAAAGATAATGACCACATCATGGATTTAATCAGATATGTAGTTAATAGCACACCGAGAGTTTATAAGAGATTGATACACTAGAGAAAGGTGGTGAAACATTTGCAACAATGGAATAAAAAATATTTTAAATATCATGAAAAATTCAGCGAATACGCTGCGTGGTGGAGTGGGTCTTCTGAAGAATTATTAAACTACTACTTAGGAGTTGACACTTATCAGCAGTACACAGTTAATGATTACAATTTAGAGAAGCAGGGTTTATTCTGGGAGAAGGATATTCACAACGATAGGTCAACAATGTTACATGTACCAATAGCGGGTGATATTGCTTCAACATCAGCCGATTTCTTATTTTCAGAAATGCCAGATGTGAAGATACCAGAAGCACACGAGGAAACAGCAGAAAGCGGTGCAGTTGATGCTCAAGATAGACTTGACACTATCATTGAAGAAGGCGATGTGTACAGCAGATTACTAGAAGGAGCTGAAACTTCTTCAGCAATTGGAGGCGTTTTTGTTAAGTTAGACTGGGATGCCGATGTAAAAGAATTTCCTATTCCAATAATGGTACAGCCTGATAATGCGATGTGGACATTTAAGTGGGGATTTTTGCAAGAAGTGAAATTCTTCAAAGTTATTGACCATCCCGACAACAATGTATATTATCGTTTAGTTGAAACTAGAACAAAAGACGATAATGGTAAAGGTGTAATACTTAATGAGTTATATAAAGGTACAATGACTAATTTAGGTACTAAGATTCCACTTGAGCAACATCCAGATACAGCAGGAATGGAAGAAGTTATTGAGCATGGACTAGACAGCCTATTAGCTTGGTATGTACCTAATAAGAAGCCTAACAGGTTATGGAGGGGTTCTGCATTAGGAGAAAGTGACTTACAAGGTATAATTGGCTTAATGGATGCTATTGATGAAACATACACTAATTGGGTAAGAGATTTACGCATTGCTAGAGGTAGAATTATTGTACCAGAGTATATGCTAGAAACTGATAGCAACGGAAACTTATATCACGATATAGACAAGGAAGTATTTGTAGCACTTAATCAAGGGCCAGCAGGAGAAGAAAATAACTCTATTGACAATGTGCAGTTTGACATTAGAGCTCAACAGCATTATGACACAGCGAAAGAGTTAATGAAGCAAGCATACAGCGGTGCAGGTTATTCTCCAGCTAGTTTTGGCTTAGGAGATAGCACAAATAATGCAACTGCAACTGAAATCAAGCAACAGCAGAGTAAATCATTTAAGACTTCTGCTAAAAAGGCTAAGTATTGGACTTCTACATTAGAGGATATGTTCTATTGGTTGCTGCAAGTTGACAATTACGCTTTTGGTAATAATAATGCAGATTATAAGGTGCAAGTTAATATCAAGGATAGTGTTCAGACTGATCCGATGCAGAAAGCTGACAGCATTAACAAACTTGTGCAAGCTAAAGCAATGAGCATTGACACTACTGTTAAACAGATACATCCACAATGGAATGAAAAGCAAGTTGAGAATGAAGTTAATCGCATAATGCAGGAAAATGGAATGGCAGTCAATGAGCCAGACGATTTGGTTTAGAAGGGGGTGATTAGATGTTATATTGGTTAAAACAATTATTACCTTTAACTTATCGCTCAACTTACAGAGATGGGGAAGGCAATAAGCACTTTACAGTTTGGAATATGTGGTTTGGAAAGTGTTTCAATATTGATGATATAGTAGTTGGTGATTAAATGGCTAAAATAGATGATTTAGTTTAGAAAGGGGTGATTAGATGATATTCAATAAAGGCGATAAAATTATTTTTGATGGTCATAAAAGAGAATGTATTTGTGCTGATGAAGACACAGCTGTATTCGCAACTTTTACGCCTCATTATCATAAACTAGAAGGAAAAGACAAATTTGAAAAAGATGATAATGTAATATGCTATGATAATATGTTTGCTGTTTCTAACTTAGATGAGCATAAAGATTTAATTAACTTCGAATTTGTTGGTGGTAAATTAAATGGCTAAAATAGACGATTTAGTTTAGAAGGGAGTGTTAAAAATTTCTAAATACAGAAAAAAACCAGTTGTAATTGAAGCAATCCAATATCATTATAACGAAAATTCAGCTAAGTTAGAAAGTTTTATTGATGATGAGAGTTTAGGTTATGGTGAATTCCAATATTTTATTGAAACATTAGAAGGGGCTATGAAAATTAATGATGGAGATTACATTATCAAAGGTGTTAACGGAGAATTCTACCCTTGTAAACCAGATATTTTCCATAAAACCTATGAAAAGTGTGATTAAATGGCTAAAATAGATGATTTAACATTAGAAGTAGGACGTGTTTATGCTCAAGCCGAAAGAGATATTATTCAGCGGATTGCTAATAGGTTAAAAAAAGATAAGAGCTTATCAATCGAGCAATGGGAAATTAGAAAACTAAGAGAATTGCAGACTTTGAGGAGTGGTATTGAAAAACAGATAGTTGCTAAGCTAGACAACTTCAACGATAAAGAATTGCAAAAGATTATACAGGAATTATATAATCAAGGCTCAAAAGATGCTATTGCTGATTTGCGAAAAGTATATAATATTAATGAAATAACAACTGATTTTGGTAAGATTGATGAAGCCACAGTTGCTAATTATACTAAAGCGCTCAAAGATAATCTACAAGGCACACATCTTAGAATAGTAAGACAGGCTGATGATGTGTACAGGCAGGCGGTGAGTAGAGGTGTAGAGACTGTACTGACTGGAAGTGGTACAAGAATTGAAGGCTCTCAAAAAGTATTAAATGAGTTTGCTAACAGAGGTGTCACAGGCTTTGTTGATAAAAGTGGTAGGAGTTGGAACTTAAAAACTTATTCAGAAATGGCCACAAGAACAGTATCAGCTAGAGCTAGAGTTGATGGAACGCTTAATAGGTTTCAACAAAATGGTGAGGATTTGGTGGTTGTATCAGCACATGCAGAAAGTTGTCCGATATGCGACCCGTGGGAAGGTAGGATATTAAGTATAAGTGGCAAAAGTGAAGAATATCCTTCTGTTAGTGAAGCAGAAGCTGACGGCTTATTCCATCAAAATTGTAGCCATGGGCTTACATTGTGGGTAGAAGGATTGACTACTAAACCAGAGCCTGTTGATAGCACAGATAATTATCAGCAGCGGCAACAGCAAAGGTATAATGAAAGACAAATCAGAAAATGGAAACGCAGAGAAGCAGGCGCTATGACAAAAGATGAAGCTAGAAAGGCTAAAAATTATCGCAAAAAATGGCAGGACAAACAAAAAGAATTTATCGAAGAAACAGGAAGGTACAGAAAATATGAACGAGAACAGATTAAAACTGCTAGATAAAAATTACGTTTCATCCGCGTTAGAGATGTAAAATTTAAGGAGGAATTATAATGGCTGATGAGAAAAAAGTAGAACAAAAAGAGGTAGAAAGTGTTGAGGAAGCGACAGCTGAAGAAGTCGATAAAACAGAAAAGGAAGATAAAACTCAACAGAAAGAAGTGGATAACACAATTCCATATGACAGATTTCAGCAGGTTATCGAAGAAAAGAATGAGTATAAAAATGAATTAGAAAAGTTAAAGGATAAGCTGGCTGAAATGGAAGATCCAGAAGAATTAAAAAAAGAATATGAGAATAAGTTAGATGAGATTAGTCAAAAGTCAATCAGAAAGCAAAAAGAATTTGCAGTTAAAGAAGCTGCATTAGCTGAAAACGTCAACAAGAAAGCGTTGAATGATTTTGTCCAAGTGGCAGACATCGACAGTTTAGAAGTTGATGATGAAGGCAATGTGCAAGGTGTGAAAGAATTAATTGCAAAAATGAAAGAAGAAAAGGATTACTTTTTCCAAAAAGGTGAAAGTAATAGCAGTAAAACGGCAGGTAGTTTTAATAATGGCAATGATGACACAGGCAATGATAGCAATGAAGATTGGGCCAAAAAAATGGCTGATAAATTTACATTTTAATTAAAATTATAAAGGAGAGATTTTAAATGGCTAATAGTATTGCACTAGCAAAAAAATATACAACTTATTTAGATGAGGTTTACAAAAGAGGATTAACTTCCGACGTATTGAGCATTCCACAAGAATTAGTTAGAAATGGGCAGAATGCAGGCGAAGTATTGCTTCCTAAAATTGCATTAGATGGTTTAGGTGACTATGACAGAGCGACAGGTTATCCTACAGGTTCTGTTAACTTTAGCTGGGAGACTCACGCGTTGACACAAGATAGAGGTGTTGAGTTCACAATTGATAGACAGGACAACTTAGAAGCATTAAATAGCGTATTTACATTTACTGCTGGTCAATTTTCTAAGCAGGAAGTTGTGCCAGAATTAGATGCTTACAGATATGCTCAAATTGCTTCTAAAGCAGGGACAGTTGTTAATGCCGACTTGGATAACACAAACACAGTAGAAGCTATTGATGCAGCTATTGTTAACCTTGAAGATAGCGAAGTTAACAAAGAAGGTATGCGTCTATTCATGACACCACAAATGTATTCTAATGTTCGCAACTCTGACTTATTCCAAAGAGATGTAATGGATATTGGTGACAGAACATTTGATACTTATGATAATATCCCAGTAGTCAAAGTCCCACAAGGTAGATTTTATACTGGAATTACACTCAACGATGGTAGTACTACTTTTGGATATTCTGCAACTACTGGTGGAACAGATTATGAACTTAACTTCCTGTTAGTGCACGATGCAGCTGTACTTCCAATTGTGAAGCAAAGACAACTTAAAGTATTTGACCCAGATACTAACCAGAGCACAGATGGATGGTTAATGCAGTCTAGAGTATATCACGACATCTTTATTCCAGATAATAAGACTGTTGGAATCTATGCTCACACAAAAGCTACAGCTATAGTGTAAGGGTGATAATTAATGAAAATTAGAAGAGGCGGTGTTACACGGCACGTGTCAGAGCGTGCCTTTGACACCAAATTCAAACAGCAAGGATATGAAATTGTAGAGGAAGTTGAAGAGAAAGAAGAATTAGCAGATAAAACAGTTGATGAATTAAGAGAAATTGCTAAAGAAGAAGGATTAACTGGTTACTACAAATTAAATAAGGATGAATTGACAGCTGAAATTGAGAAGGTGAAGTAAATGAATGTAGGAGAGACAATATTAAAACTATATAATTGGATTAATGGAGAAGCAATAACAAATATAGCAAATGGTAGGAAAGCAGTATTAACTGAAACTCAATTAATAGAATCTCACTTTTCAGAAGAATATACAACTGTACAGACTGATACAGCAATAATCACACCTTCTGCTGGTAATAGACTAATTATAACTGATGTCGCTATACACACTAATGCTACAACTGGAGTGGTAGAGTTAGATTTAGACGGCGCAAAAGTCGCGAGGTTATATTCAAGTGTTAATAATCGTTTTGCTCCACAAGTCAAAAGTGGAACAGGCGCAGTTGACCAACCACTAACATTAACTACTACTACCGGAACAAACAAAGTATTTGTGTCGGTTAATTATATAGAAATTGAAGGTTAGGTGATAAAATGGCATATGCAACATTAACAGAATTAGCTGATTATCTAGGTGTGTTAGAATCAGACCTACCAGACGACGCTAATAGGTTATTAGAGAGAGCAAGCGACTTGATAGACTATTACACATTAGGTAGGATAATTGCCGGAGAAACAGCATCTAAAGCTACTGTAAGGCAGTATGAATGGTGGAGTCAATTCGATGAGTTTAATACACAGCAGTTTTTTTCTGAAATAGAAATTGGCCCTTTTTCAGCAAGCAACAGAGGGCAAAATGCAGGTGGTGGACCGCCGGAGTTAGCACCGAGAGCTAGACAAGTGTTATTTTTGAGTGGTTATTTGTATGCAGGCGTTGATATACGATGAAGCTACCAAAATCAGCACAACCACATACAGTAACAGTTAAACCATTCTTAGGTGAAGGTGCTTATGGCCCACAATATGGTGATGAATTTGAATCAACTGGATATTTTGTGCAAAAAGAAAGTTTAACACGGGATGATGAAGGCAATGAAGTTGTAAGTGGTAGTCAATACCACACAAGTGATGATATAGAATTAAAGCAACAAAGTGAATTGGCTTTTAATAACAAAATTGAAACAGTAGTAACTACTAACAAATATTATAATGCTTTTACTGGTAAATTATCAAATGTTGAGGTGATGCTCGAATGAGAATTATCAGTAGCATTAGAGAGGGTCTCAACATTGAGAAAAAGTTTAAAAAAGCTGCTGAAAAAGGTTTGTGGCGAGGTATGGAAGGCGTTGTATTAACTGAAGCCAATAAACTTGTACCACACGACGAAGGAACACTTGAAAAAAGTGGTTTTATTGATGCTAAAGGTTTAGTTGCAGCAGTAAGTTATGACACCCCTTATGCTATCAGACTGCATGAACATCCAGAATATAATTTCAGAGGCGGAAGAGAAGGTAAGTGGGTAGAAAAAACAATTAAACGCAAAGATGTGCAAGATAAAGTTTTAGAAGCTATTGCACAGGAAATTAGAAAAGAATTGTAGGTGGTGGTATGCTGCAAAGTGAAATAGCAAGATATTTAGATGCACAAGGAATATTAAATTTTGATGAAACGGGATTAACCGGTAACACTTTTATTGATATCCTACCCGCTGAACCAGATGAAGCAATCGCTATTTATAGAAGAAGTGGAACACAATCTGATAGCAAGTTACCTTATGACAACGCAGGAATACAATTTATTGTTAGGGGTAAATATGATCCGAGAGTACCACTTCAATTAGCACAGGATATTTATGATGAGTTGCATGGTTTCTCATCTGATAGGTTTGAAGATGGTGGCAAATGGATAGTAGGATGTATAGGAACACAATCTGGGCCAGTTAGACTAGGGCAAGATGAAAATGGTAGAGCAGAATACAGTTTAAATTTTAATGTTGATTATCAGAATAAAACAAAACAGAGGAGTGAATATTAATGGCATTAGGTAAAGTATTAGCTAAAGAGTTTACATGGGAAGTTGATGATGGTACAAATACAGGCACATATGTAGAAATTGGTGGATTAAATAATGTTTCATTATCACCAACTAAGAACGATGCAGACACAACTACTTTTGATGAAAATTGGGTATCACACTTAGTATCTACTAGAGGATTAGAGGTAACATTAGAAGGATTATATATTGAAGACCCAGACACAGGTGGTAGAGATACAGGACAGGAACAAGTTGAAGCAGCAATCGCAGAAGTTGGTTCAGCAAGTATTGTACCTTTCCAAGTAACTTCTCCCGGCGGAACAGTAATTGGATTTAACGCTAGTGTTAATGGTGAGCCGTTTGGTATGGGTGGAGGTGGAGGGAATAATGATGCAACTTCCTTCTCATACACATTAACAGTTAGTGGACAACCAACAGTAGCATAAGGAGGTAAATAAATGGCAACTTTAACTTTGCAAAATATAGAATTAGCTGGGTTAACACCAAGTTTTACAGCGGCAGATGTTGCAGGAGATACATTTGCTAATGATGGTGATGTAGTATTATATGTCAAAAATAGTGACGCTTCTCCACACGATGTAACACTAAATGTGCAGAAGTCAATTAACATTGGCGGAATCGATATAACATTAACCAACCCAACAGTAACTGTACCTGCTAGCGATGAAAAAATAATTGGTAGGTTTGATAAAAGTTGGTTCAATGACACAGATGGAAATGTAACAGTAGATTATGATGGTGTAACGAGCGTTACAGTAGCAGCATTACAATTTTAAATTAAACTTGGAGGGATAGATTATGAGTAATAAGTACAAAGATTTTGATGAGTTTTTTGCAGAAAAAGATAAGGATGAAATAACATTTAAATTTGCAGGTGAAGAATATAGTGTGCCAGCTTCAATGCCAGCTATTATTCCAATAAAAATGGATAGGCTTGCCAATGAATATGGCACAGAAGCAGAGATACCTAATGAGGAAACTTATTCATTGATGCTTAAATTGTTACCTAAAGGCAAACTTGAAGAATTAGCAGAAGATGCAAGTGTTGATGAATTAAATGAAATACTGATGTGGATAATGAATCAATATTCACCAGCAGTAGAAAATGATGAAGAAGATGATGAAAAAAACTAAACAACAGCAAGCCTAATGTGGCTAAATTCTGGCTATATATAGAGTCAGATTTCCAGAGGGAGTATAACATCAACTTAGCTCAAGAAGTAGATAATATGACGAGTAGAAGGTTTTTTACACTACTTTTTGGACTAAGCTCAACCTCTATGTATTGGCTTGCTATGCAAAACAATAAGCAGGATATTAATGATCCAGAAACAGCAGAAAGAACACTCATTAGAGCATTCAAGAGTGTAGGAAAGTAGGTGAAGTTATATGGGAATGAAAGTCGGTGAATTGTACGCAGTAGCCGATGTTAGAGATAAGCAGTTTAACACTAAACTTAGCAGAATGAGAAAAATGTTAGGCAACAAAGGTGCTTTAGTTGGTGCAGCAGTTGCAGGTACAGCAGCAATAGGTGCGGCATTTTCAGCAGTTGCAGCAGATGGCATTAAACAATTTACTGGCATGGAAAAACAAATGTCAGAAGTATTTACATTGTTACCTAATGCTTCAAGTGATGCTAAAGAGAAAATGATAGACGATATGCAGGAATTCAAAATGGAAATGGGTACAACTACTGACGAAACAGTACCAGCTTTGTATGATGCTATTTCAGCAGGTGTCCCAGAAGATAATGTATTTGAGTTTCTTAAAACAGCACAAAAAGCTGCTAGAGGTGGAGTTACTGATTTAAACACAGCAGTAGATGGATTAACAACTGTTATTAATGCTTATGGTAAAGAAGTGGGCGATGCTGAAGATGTATCAGATATATTATTTACTACTGTAAAAACTGGTAAAACTACAATGGATGAATTAGGTTCTAGTCTATCTGATGTAGCACCAATTGCAGCAGCGGTTGGAGTTAATTTTGAAGATGTAGGTGCAGCGTTAGCAACAATGACTGCTCAAGGTGTACCAACAACAGAAGCGACTACTCAACTTAGACAAGCTATGAACGAGTTGTCAAAAGAAGGTACTAACGCTTATGATGTATTTAAAGATGTAGCGGGTGTAGCATTTACAGAGTTTATTGAGAATGGCGGAAACCTGCAAGAAGCTATGGTATTAATGGAACAAGCAGCAGAGGATAGCAATACTAAAGTACAAAACTTATTCCAAAATATTAGAGGTGGACAAGCGGCATTAACCTTAACTGGTAGTGGTGCTGAAACATTTGCGGAAAACTTAGATGAAATGCAGGATAGAGCAGGTGCAACTGATGACGCTTTTAACACAATGATGGACACTTCAGCAACTTGGCAAGAGCGATTAGGCTCTGCGATAGAAGTAGTTAGAGAGAAAGTAGGTGAAGAATTATCTCCTACATTTGATAAGTTAGTTAAATATCTTGTTGAAAATATGCCAAATGTAATTGAAAAAATAGAAGGTTTAGGTGAAAGATTAGATTTTGTTACAGAAAATATAAGTTATGCTAAAGAGGCAATAGATATATTTTATCAAGCATTAAAAACTTATATGACTGCTGGAGTAGATGCAGTAATCATATTAGCCGATTCTTTTGGAATAATTAAAGATTCATTAGATATTGTGGTTGCTCAAATAGGTAAAGGCACAATTGGAATGAGTTTATTTTTTGCTAAAGCAATAGATAAAATTTTATCGCAAGCTAGAAGATTAGAAGGTTTACCCGGTGTCGGTGATATGTTTAAAAATATTGCAGATAGCTCTGAAGAAGCAATTAACAAAATGGAAAGTGATCAAGATAAATTAAATATCAAAATAAAGAAAAATACTTTAGATATGGAAAAAGGGTTTAGCAACTTAAAAGAAAGCGTTACTGATTTTGGGAGCAATGCAGTTGATGGTTTTATGAATACTTATGATGCTGGCAAAACTTTATATGAAACGATTGTCACAAACAACAATGCTACAACTGAATATTCTCAATCTTTAGATGAATTAAGGAGAAAAGGTGTTAAAGCATTTTCAGAAATTAATGCCGAAGGAAATAAAGTTAAAAAAAATTTAGGAGACGGAATTGACACAGGTGGCGACAGCGAAGAGTCTACCGATACTGGTTCTAGCGACTTCACTCAAACAGGAACAATATTTGAAGGTTTTGTGCAAAAAAGTGAAGAACAAGGTAAAAAAGGTGGAGAAGCTTTTGCCAGACAATTTAACGGCAACTTAAATAGCATTGATTTAATGTCACCAACTGAAGAAGCTATGCAAGCACAAGCTGACTATATATCAGAAATGAATGCTGAACAATTAGCAAAATGGATTAAAATACAAAATAGAAAGTCTGAAATTAGACGTGCTAAACACGAAGAAAGAATAGAATTTAATAAAATGTGGGGACAACGTTTATTTGAACAAAATGCAACTGAAATGGAAATGTTAATTAAAAAGAAAGAAAAAGCAATCGCTGAAGCAGAAGAAAAGAACGCTGCGACTTGGGCTATTGAACAATTTTATAATAATAAAATAGACGCTTTAGAAGCAGAAAATAATCAAAAATCTATTGAGAGGTTTAATCAAAGGTTTAGCTTTATTAAAGATGGATTTGCTAATACATTCTCGGCAATTTTCAAAGGTACTAAAAGTGTAACAAAAGCGTTTGACGATATGTGGTCTAGCGTAATTGATAAAGTTATGGACAAACTTGCTGAAATGGCTGCCTCAAAAGTATTCGGATACATTACAGGTGGCGGTGGAGGCGGACTTCTAGGTGTCGGTGATTTCTTTGGTGGTATTTTCCACAACGGTGGTACAGTACCCGGTCCAATCGGGCAAGAACGCTTAATCTTAGCGCAAGCAGGCGAAACAGTATCCCCAATAGGCTCAAACACAGGCTCTAGTGGTGGAGGATACAGCACAGCTAATATAAGTGTTAACTTAGATGGAAAAACCATCGCACAAGCCGTGAAACAACCCTTAGTAGACACAATTAGAATAACAGGAG